GATTTGTTAAGATCATCTGTAAGGAAAAAATTTGATTATCTCTACACAGGTATTAACAAGGATATTCTTAATTTCGACATCAATTATAGATTTACATTCTTTGATACTCAAAGAGAAAGAGGTAATGTAACGAGTAATCAGAGTGATTTAGGAAAAGGTGTTAGAGCGGACACTGAAGTGATTGCCAATAGTGAAGCCAAGTTTGAATTCTTTCCTAGATCACAGACAGTAATTGGAGCCAATGCGCCATTGGCAATTGCAGAAGATAATAATCCAAGAGCAAGTGGGTTTGACGTTGATTCTGCGGCACTACAATACGCAAGACAGTTTAATGAAAAAATAGTAAACAGTAATGTTGACCTTTTACAACTGTCATTACGTATCGTTGGAGACACTTATTTTTTACCTAATAGCGGAATGGGTAATCTAGTTGTAGCAGATTTAAGGAATCAAAATAAAGCAATTGAGTTTGGTGAACGAGAAATGGACTATCTTAACACGCAAGTACACGTGGAGGTAAATTTTAACACCCCTGTGGATATAAATGAAAAAACAGGAGATATGAATTTAGCGTCTATAAAATTACAGGAACAAAAACAGGATATCAAACTAGGAGTATTCAGTGCTGTGTACAGAGTTACTAAAGTGCGGAGTGAGTTTGTAGGCGGTAAATTTGAACAAGATATAGAATTAGTTGCACCAGCGTCTATGACACTAGGTCAAAAAGAAAATAAAAACACGTCTGAAGAAACTGTACAAAAAACAAAAGGAAGCGATGCTTTTGGCATAGGCGATGAATTAACAGGATTAGGAGTATCTCCATAATGAAATTAGACAAAAGGCAGTCATTAAACAAAGCGATACAAAAAAATCCGGGACCTTATGAGGCAAAAGTGGTAAACGTGCTAGATCCTGTGTACAGTGGTTCTATCGAAGTAGAACTATTGCGTAGCACAGAATCAGGAGCAGATGAGTCTACTGGACAGAAAGTTGTATGTAGATATCTACATCCATTCTATGGTACGACTCATGTGCGTGGTTTAACGAAGAACGATGGATATTCCGACAGTCAACAAAGTTATGGTATGTGGTTCGTCCCACCTGATGTTGGAAACAGAGTATTAGTGATGTTTGCAGAAGGTAACATCAATAGAGCGTTTTGGATTGGTTGTGTGCAACAGGCTACAATGAATTTTATGTTGCCTGATGGAAGACCAGCAACCACAACAACCGATACTGAAGATGCAAGTTTAATTGGAAAAAAATTACCTGTGGGTGAACACAACAAATTAAGACAGAGCGATCAAACTATTTCTAATCCACTAAATTTAAAAAAACCAATTAATATTTTATTCAAGGCAGTGCTAGACACACAAGGATTGACAGCAGATGAAACAAGAGGATTAACAACTTCTAGTGCAAGACGAGAAGTGCCTAGTTCTGTTTTTGGAATAAGCACACCAGGACCACTTGATAAAGGCGCTGTGTCAGGAGAATTTGCCACATCAAGATTGGGTGGCACATCAATTGTAATGGACGATGGTGATGACAAATTTATTAGAAAAACAAAAGCAAGTGCTGGAAAATTTGAATATGTAAATGTCGAAGGTGCAGAAAGTTCAGAGGGTGATGCAACAGTACCACACAATGAATTATTTAGAATTAGAACACGTACAGGACATCAAATACTTTTACACAATTCGGAGGATTTAGTTTACGTTGCAAACGCAAATGGAAGTGCTTGGATAGAAATGACATCAAGTGGTAAGGTTGATATATTTGCTAACGACAGTGTCAGCATACACAGTAAAGGTGACTTTAATTTTAAGACAGACAGAGATTTCAATCTTGAAGCAAACAGAAATATAAATTTAAAAGCAGACACAATTAACACAGAAGTTGCAACAGAAAATTTAAAAGTGACTGGTACACAGACTAACCAGATAGGTGCTACACAAAATACAACTGTAGGTGCTACATCTAATCTTTATGCAGGCGCAAACGTAAACATTGATGTTGGTGGACTTGTTAATATTGCTAACGGCGTATTTTCTGGAGCGCCAGTTACAGATTTATCTGTGTTCACCAATCCAGGTGAAACAACAGATTCAATAATGAAACGCATTCCACAGCATGAACCTTGGTCACATCACGAAAACTATGATCCAATAGCGGTGGCAGTAGACAAAACAGACAGAAGTGTGACTGATCAAATTGTTGTCACAGAACCAGTAAACATACCAGACACATTTAAAAATGCGAGGACTTAAGGAGCGTAAATAGTATTATGTCAGAGAAAAAATTATATAAAGATGTCACAGTAACAAAAGGTACTTTGCCCACTGCTACTCCCACACAGAGAGCATATAGAGGTATCAGCACAGCCAATAATGATAACCAAAAATTTGGCTTGTATGATGTAGGACTTATTAAACAAGACCTAATTAATCATTTTCACATATCACAGGGTGAAAAACTTGAAAATCCTACATTTGGCACTATAATTTGGGACGTTATACATGATCCAATGACGGAGGATTTAGAAGATGCAATTAAGGAAGATGTTATGAATATTATAAACAATGACCCAAGGGTTAGAGCGACACAGGTACTGATTACTCCCTTTGAGGCAGGTATACAGATAGAAGTTGACCTAGAATATCTGAAATACAATGTGTCGGAGAAACTTAGATTGACCTTTGACGAAAAGAATGGATTAATGAATTAAATGCGTAGTTTACTAACACAAATAAATAACGGTATAAAAAGGAAAGTTCATGTCATCAACAGATAGATTAAACAGATTATTACTTGCAGAAGATTGGAAAAGAGTTTACCAATCATACAAAAACGCCGAATTCCAAAGTTATGACTTTGACACTTTGCGTAGAACAATGATTCAATACCTACGTGACAACTATCCTGAGGATTTCAACGATTATATTGAATCATCTGAGTACCTGGCATTAATAGATTTAATTGCTTTCCTTGGACAAAACATATCATATAGAATAGATTTAAATTCACGTGAGAACTTTTTAGAACTTGCAGATAGAAGAGATAGTGTTTTAAGACTTGCAAGATTGATTAGTTACAACGCAACAAGGAATCAAACAGCAAATGGTTTGATGAAACTTATTGGTATATCCACAACTGAAAATATTGTAGATAGTAATAACTTAAATCTATCTGGACAAACTGTTACATGGAATGATTCAGGTAATGCAAATTGGAATGAACAATTCACCAAAGTTTTAAATGCGGCTCTTTCAGAAAATGAAAAATTTGGAAGTCCGGTAAAAAGTGGCGTGATTGATTCTATACCAACAAATCAATACAGATTCAATTCTGCAAATTCAGATGTGCCAGTTTATTCGTTTACAAAAAATGTAGATGGATTAAATTTAGATTTTGATTTAGTTTCAACAGGTTTCAATGATAGTGCAATACTAGAAGAAACGCCACAGGCAGGTTTACCTTTTAAACTTATTCATAGAGATGACGGAAAAGGTAGTGCCAGCAACAACACAGGATTTTTTGTCCATTTTAGACAAGGTGTGTTGGACCAAGGCGATTTTAATTTAATAACCCCTTCAAACAATCAAACAGTTTCGGTAGATGCAAATAATGTAAACAACACAGACGTTTGGTTATGGGGATTGGATGCAGACGGATTAGAAACTAATCTATGGACAAAAGTTAATTCTACATTAGGAAATAATGTGATCTTTAATTCTACTGCAAAGAATATTAAAAATATTTACACAGTCCTAACAAAAAATAGAGATGCTATAGAATTAAAATTCGCAGATGGTACTTTTGGCAATTTGCCGCAAGGATCTTTTAGGGTATATTACAGAACAAGTGCAAATCGATCTGTCAGAATTACGCCAGATGATATGCAAAATATTTCAATAGACATCGATTACACTTCAGCAAATGGTCAAACAGAAACAATGACAATGACATTTGGATTGCAGTATACAGTTGACAATGCCACAGCATCGGAGTCAAGTGCTAATATAAAACAAAATGCACCTGCAACTTACTATACCCAGAATAGAATGGTCACAGGCGAAGACTATAACGTTGCTCCATTAGGAACAAATCAAGAGATAGTAAAAGTAAAAGCAACAAATAGAACTTCCAGTGGAATATCAAGATACTTTGATCTAATAGACAGCACAGGAAAATACAGCAACACAAATATATTTGGTGCCGACGGTTCTATATACAAGGAAGATACGGAAACTTTAGACAGTTTTAGTTTCAGCACACAAACAGATGTGGAAGGTGTAATTGCAAACAAAATAGAACCTTTGTTGAGTGACAAAAAAACAAGAAATTATTACATTGAAAAATTTCCAAAAATTTTATTGACAGATTTAAATGCGACTTGGAACCAAGTTACATCGGCTACAAATTTATCCACAGGTAAGTTCACAAACAGTTCTACTGGCACAAATTATCAAGTAGGAAGTTTTACAGCCAGTCAAATGAAATATATAGAACCAGGTGCAATGATTAAATTTGAGGCACCTACAGGTCAACATTTCATGGGTGACGACAACAACAAATTAATGAGTGGCTCTGCGGATCATCCTAATTCAAGAACGTATGTCTGGACTTCAGTTGTGAGTGTATTAAATGATGGAGTAACAAATTCAAACACAGGTGATGGAGCAATACAATTAAATGACGTGATCCCGACAAACGCAGTAGCAACACAAATTTTACCTAAGTTTAGCAAACAATTAGGAGATGACGTAAAAACTTTAATGATTGATCAAGCATTTGCATATAACAATTTTGGATTGAGATATGATGTCGCAACAAGAAAATGGCAAGTGATTGATGAGAATAATTTAAATGTTTACGGTGTTTTTAGCACAGGAAAAACTGGAGACCTAACAAATCAACAATTAGACGCAAGTTGGATCATTAGATTTATTACTAACGGTTCCACATACTCGGTAACTTCAAGAGGATTACGTTATGTGTTTGAAAGCAAAAAAGAAGTAAGATTCTTTTATGACAGCGCCGACAGAAACTTCAATGTGCAAACAGGAAAAACTTTGCAGGACAAAATATCAGTTCTTGCAGTAAACACTAAACCGGACACAACTACAAACTTTAATGTGGATATAAATTTCAGCGTTTCGACAGAATACAGAAATGTTCAAGGTTATGTCGACAGTTCCAAGATTGAATTGAGTCAATATGACAGTGATCAAGATGGCATAGTGGACAATCCAGATGCATTCAATCATGTTGTTGAACCATCTACGAACCCATTGAACAAGTATGTGTTCCAAAAATTAGTTACTGGAAGCACAGGCACAACAAGATATGACTATGTTGACGCCGCAACTGAAAAAATATATGTGAGACAAACTAGTGTAGGCACAATAGGTGATTACACTAATGGAGACATTGTGTATCTTGTAGACAGCGATTCTTTCAAACAGATCAACACCACATCCAACACGACAGTAGATGTAACAAATTATGTTGCCCACGTAGGTAGAGACAAGGTCAAATTCCAATATGTACACACTGTGGATGGCAACACGAGGCTAGATCCAAGTGCTTCCAATATTATCGATATGTACATACTGACAAGAACATATGACATCGACTTTAGATTGTGGCTGAATGGCACAAACGCAACCAAACCATTATTGCCTAGCAGTGATTCACTGTTTACAAATTTTAACACTGCACTGGCTCCAATTAAATCCATAAGTGACACAATAATATATCATCCAGTGAAATATAAAGTGTTGTTTGGATCAAGTGCAGATTCAAGCCTTCAGGCTACATTCAAGGTTGTCAAAAACCCAGATCAGGTTACAAATGACGCAGACATCAAGAGCAGAGTTATAGATGCAATGAACTTATTCTTTTCATTGGAAAATTGGGAATTCGGCGACACTTTCTATTTCACAGAATTAAGCACATTTGTGATGAACGCATTGGTGCCAGACATAAGCACATTTGTCGTTGTGCCTAACGCAGGATCACAATCATTCGGAAGTTTATACGAAATAAGAAGTGAGAACGATGAAATCTTCATCAGTGGTGCTAAAGTAACAGACGTACAGATTATTGATGCCATCACTGCAAGTAACTTGAAAGCGTCAGGTTCTATTGTGACAAGTACTTCAGCAGACACAGGATTGAGTGGCACGATGACATTAGGCAGTACGTCAACATCCACTTCAACAAGCACTAGTACTAGTACAAGCACGAATACAAGTTCGGGTTCAGGATCATCAGGAGGCTCTAGTGGAGGAAGTGGATATTAATGGCATACGACAAAGATCAACAGGAATTTCCGTTACCAACTGGGTCGAATAATTCGGATAGAAAGTCAGCAGAATTTTTACCCAAGTATTTCCGTACACCTGTTAACAATAAATTTTTACATAGCACACTAGATCAACTTATATCTCAAGGTAAATTGGAAAAAATCAATGCCTACTATGGTAGGAAAGATACTCCAAATTATCAAGCGGGTGATCTGTATGTGGATGAAGTAAACAAGGATAGAGAAAATTACAAACTGGAACCAAGCATTGTACAAAAAGACAGTTTGGAAAATGTTAATTTTTATTCTGACTACATAGACTATTTCAGCCAAATTAAAAATTTGGGCGGCTCCGCCGATAATCATAGTAATCTCAATGCCCAAGAATATTACGCATGGTCTCCAAAAATTAATTGGGACAAATTTGTAAATTACAGAGAATACTTTTGGTTGCCTTATGGTGCAGATACAGTCACAGTCACTGGTCAACAAAGAAGTGTTGTTAGCACATATACAGTAACAAAATCTGATGCAGGCGACAATTATGCTTATGTTTTCACTCCGGATGGATTGACTTCAAATCCAACATTAAGATTATTCAGAGGACAGACTTACAAATTCGAAATAAACACACAAGGTTTTCCTTTTACAATTAAAAAAGAACGTAGCCTGGATGACAGTTACAATTATAATGATGGAGTTAGTGGACAAAAAATTGAGAAAGGCACAATTACTTTTGCCGTAGGAGACGACACACCTAACGAATTATATTATGGTTCAAGCACAGACATAAACACATTTGGTTTAATCAAGGTATACGACATTTCAGAAAATTCTGCTATTGATGTAGACAGTGATGTAATTGGAAAAAAGGATTACACATTAGGCAATGGCACTACACTTTCAAATGGAATGAAAGTAAATTTTAGGGGAACAGTTACACCAACAACTTATGCAGAAGGTGAATATTATGTTGAAGGCGTAGGAGAAGCCATCAAACTTGTTAATGTTCAAGACTTAGAAGTTGTAAGTTCATACACGCAACAATCACAGATACCATTTGATACTGTAAACTTTGACACAGTTGGATTCGGCACTGCTACCTCTTATGCTGTCAGCAAAGATTATGTCGTTATCAACAAAGCATCATCAGATAGAAATCCGTGGAGTAGGCACAATAGATGGATTCACAAATCTGTTATAGAAGCAAGTGCAACAGCAAATGGCAATATTCCAAACATTGATCAAAATTTAAGGGCAAGAAGACCTATAATAGAATTTGAGGCTGGACTTAAATTATACCAATTTGGTACATCTTCAAAAGGCATAATAGATTTAATTGATGACAAAACAACAGACGTAATGAGCAACGTTGAAGGAGCAACAGGATATTTTGTTGACGGTGTAAATTTAACTGACGGAATGAAGGTCTTGTTTACAAAAGATGTTGACCCTTTAGTAAAAAATAAAATTTACACTGTAAAAATTTTAGCGTTTACTAAAAATAAAGTTACAACTAACCAAATCAGTCTAGTAGAAACAACAACAAGTCCTGCGTTGACTGATGAAACTGTGCTTGTACGTAACGGAACCAAGAACGCTGGAAAAATTTACTACTACAATGGAACAGATTGGAAACTTACACAAGAAAAAACCAAAGTAAATCAAGCGCCTTTATTTGAATTATACGACAACAGTGGCAATAGTTATGCGTCCACAACTTATGCAAATTCAAATTTTGTAGGAAATAAAATATTTTCTTACAAAGAAGGCACAGGCACAAATGATACAGAATTAGGTTTTCCTCTAACATATCTTAATGTAGAAAACATTGGGGATATTGTGTTTGATTATAATTTAGCAAACAGTTCTTTCGTTTACGTAGAAAATCAAGCACAAACAACAAAATCTACCAACACTGCTTTTTTAAGAAAATACACAGACAGATCAACTTTTACAACTGTTAATGGTTGGCAAAAAGCGCCAACAGAAAGTTACCAACCTGTAGTAAGACAATATACTGCAACATCTAAATTATTAAATGATTTTGCTGTAGACGTTTACAAAAATAGTGGAGACTTAAATGATCTTTCGGCTAAAGTTTATGTAAACGACAAACAGAAAGTTGAAAATACAGATTGGACATTCAATAGAGTAAATCAAATTGCATATGTAAGATTTAACAAAGCCTTAAAAGCAAATGACGTAGTGGTAATAAAATCGCGGAGTGCAACAGTTAAAAACACAAATGGCTTTTATGAAATGCCATCTAATTTGCAAGGTAATCCATTAAATGATGATGTCACGACATTTACTACTGGGCAAATTAATGACCATGTAAAAAGTATCACAAGTGAACTGCCAGGCCTGGTTGGTAACACGCCAGGGATAAGCAACCTAAGAGATTTTCCGAATGCCTCAGAATATGGCAGAAAGTTTGTAAAACATTCAGGACCTATAGGACTTGCAACATATCTACTGAACAAAAAAGACGTAAACATTATTTCCGCAATAAAATACAGTCAAAATGAATACACAAAATTTAAAAGAGGATTTGTAAGTGCAACAGATACTTTAGGTTATGAAGGCTCTGTGCAAACAACAGTAGATAAAATTTTAGAAAAAGTTAATAAAGATAATACTAAATCTTCTCCGTTCTTCCAAACAGATATGATAGGTCGTGGAGCATTTAAAAAAACTACACACAAAGTATTAGACATAGACAGTAAATTCTATCAATTACAAACAACATTTGATCTTACCACACTTTCAAAAACTGCTGTATATGTGTACCATAATGAAGTGCAATTAATTCAAGGTAAAGATTATACTTTTTCAAACGGATTCGTTAATGTTTCTAAAACATTGACTTTAAATGATATAATTGATGTTTATGAATATGAGACAACAAATGGTAGTCATATTCCTGCAACTCCTACAAAACTAGGATTATATCCTGCATTTAGACCAATGAAGTACTTAGATACAACATTGGTGACACCTGTGAACGTCATACAAGGGCACGATGGAAGTATAACTGTCGCATATAACGATTTTAGAGATGACTTAATTTTAGAATTAGAAAAAAGAATTTTTAATAATATTAAAGTCACATATGACGAAAACATATTAAATTACAAGGATTTATTACCTGGAACGAATAGAACAAATATTTTTTCTAGTACCACTATTAATAACAGTGTGTTACCAGATTTCAATGAATGGTTAGGCCTTGTTGGCAACGAGGACTATACTTCTAATTCTTATTATTTGATTGGTGACAGCAGAACTTGGAATTACAGTCATGCTGTGAGTCCACAAGGTGAACAACTAGACGGTTTCTGGAGAGCAATATACAAAAAATTATATGACACTGATAGACCTAATATCACTCCATGGGAGATGTTAGGATACAGCATAGAGCCAACATGGTGGGAAACAACTTATGGGCCTGCGCCATACACAAAAGACAATTTAGTTTTATGGAAGGATCTAGAAGAAGGTATTGTAAGAGAGCCTAACAAAAAAATTGTAAGAAAAGAGAATTATGCTAGACCAGGATTGACAGGTTACATTCCAGCAGACAGCGACGGAAATATTAGAAGTCCATTTGACAGTTCGTATGCAAGACAAATTGATCCTACTTTAGGCAAAAACAATTTTAAATTTGGAGATGAAAGTCCTGTAGAATCTGCATGGAGACGCAGTTCAGATTATCCTTTCTCATTACTAAAAGCATTTATATTGCATCAGCCTTCTAAAGTAATTGGAGTTGGTTGGGACACATCAAGGATAAGCAGGAATACTGCAAATCAAATTGTGTATTCGAATGAATTACCAATTCAAACTAAAAGTTTAATTTTTCCAAGTAGCATCAGTGAAGACACTGTGGTAAACACCGCAGGTCTTGTAAATTATTTGTATGAATATGTAGAAACAAATTTACTTACGGATTACGCAGAATACAAAACAAATTTAAAAAGCATTGTTGCACAAATAGGTTTTAAGATAAAAGGGTATAGTAAAAAAGACAAATTCCAATTGATATTGGACAGTAAGACACCTAACACATCAACATCTGTGTTTGTACCACAGGAAAATTATAGGCTAATACAAAATACAAGTGCTCCTATAAAGATGTTATCTTATAGTGCATTAATAATAGAACTTACTGCGGCAGGATATATCCTTAGAGGGTATGATAAAAATGCTCCGCAAATAAAATATTATTCGTTTATTCCACAAGCAGACGATCCAGTTATAAATGTAGGAGGAGTTAGTTCTTCATTTGTAAATTGGGGTGAGAACAATCGTTATGATGTTGGACAATATGTAAAATACAATGATCAATTTTATGCTACCGAAACAGCACACTTATCAACTGAGACATTTGATTTAACAAAATTTGTAAAATTAGTTGAATTACCTGTTGAAGGTGGTGCAGAAGGAATAATAAGACGTAGATGGGACAAGTCTACAGTAAACGAAGTTGCATACGGCAAATTAGTAAAAACTAAACAAGAAGTTTTAGATATTATACTTGGTTATGGAGAATACTTAACAGAACAAGGTTTCGATTTTAATGAATTCAACAGAGATCTTGAAGTAGTTGCAAACTGGCAATTGAGTGCAAAAGAATTTTTATTCTGGACAACTCAGAAATGGGACATGGGCAGTGTTATAAGTTTAAGTCCTGCATCAAGAAAATTGTCTGTAAAATCGACTTACAGTGTTGCTGATAACGTAATTGATAATTTTTACTCATATGGAATTTTAAAAGAGGACGGAAATAAATTAGATCGTAATTTCTTAAGAATTGTGAGACAGGCAAATAATTTTAGTTTGCTTACAAAAAATACAGTGAATGGAATCTATTTTGCAAAAGTACCTCTTGTACAAAAAGAACAAGTGTGTCTAATAGATAATACAACATCATTTAATGACTTGATATATGATCCAGCAAGTGGTTACAAACAAGACAGATTAAAAGTTTTAGGTTACTTGACGGAGTGGGACGGAAGTCAGTCTATTCCAGGTTTTGTGTTTAGTGTTGCAAATATTAAAGAATGGACGCAGTTCACCGATTACGCAATGAGTGATGTAGTAAAATATAAACAGTTCTATTACACAGCAAATAAAAAATTAAAAGGACAGTCAGTATTTGTAGATGCAGATTGGACAAGACTAGATGGTGCTCCAAGTGATACATTAATATCCAACTTTGATTATAGAACTAATCAATTTGGTGATTTTTATGATTTAGACACAGACAACTTTGACACCGAACAACAAAGAATGGCTCAACATTTAATTGGATATCAGCCAAGAACGTATTTGAAAAATATTATCAATGATGATGTTGCACAATACAAATTTTATCAAGGATTTGTAAGGGAAAAAGGAACAGAGAATTCATTATCTAAAATTTTTGATGCCTTATCAAGTGCAGACAAAGAAAGCATAGACTTTTACGAAGAATGGGCAGTGCGAAAAGGACAATACGGAGCCAGTGCTGTATTCGATGAAGTTGAATTTAAGTTGGATGAATCCAAAGTAAGATTAAATCCACAGCCGATCGAACTTACAGATAATTTGCCTACAACAGAAAGCGATCTAACATACAGGATACAATCAGGACAAGTATATTTGAAACCAGATGCTTATACTCACGCACCTTTCCCTACAAAATATAACAAAAATACTTACGTTAAGACAGCAGGTCCAGTTAATCCTGTAGATATAACATTGACAGTAGGAAAATATTCGGATTTACTTACAGCAGATACATCGACACTTGTAGATAACAATTATGTGTGGGTAGGAGATTACAATGCAACTTGGAATGTGTTTAGATATTCTAAAACAACACAAAGAATACAAGCAATTAATGTTGTTAACAACACAATTGAAGTTGACACATTAAACACTCCAGAAATAACAGTTGGTGAAATATTCGTTGTGTATGCAAATGGAACAAATTACACTTTCAAATGTACTAGTGTTGAACCTTCAAAAATTATATGCGAGCCTAAAACAGGATTTCAACAGTTGTCTTCTGCAACAGGTTACATTAGCAGATACATAAGTGCTAAATTTACAAGCACAGATGCAATCAACAATAGAGTAAATGACACTGGCATAAGAGATAACGAAAAATTTTGGATAGAAGCAAGTGATGATGGCAGATGGAAAGTTGTTAATAACAAATTCGTCTACAAAACAAAAGATGAAATTAGCACAACATCCATTTCAGGTGATGAAAGTTTTGGACAAGTAATCGCAACAAACAAAAATAACACTGTGGTACTGGTAAGTCAACCTACCGACAGTGATGGAGCAATCTATGTATTTGTTAGAGGAACTGAAAGTGGTAGTTTAAGTCTTTCACAAAAGATAGAAGCACCTACACAAGATCCATTGCTAACAAGTTTAGATTTATTCGGTTCAGGTAGTAGTTTTGGTTCAGCAGTGGATATCAGTCCAGATGGAAACTTTGTAGTAATTGGAGCACCAACAGCCGGAAATCTTAAAACAGAATACAAAGGTGTGTTTAGTCCAAGCACAAATTATAATGTTAATAATATTGTGCAATACAAAAATCAATTATGGAGAGCAACGAATCAAATCACAGGTCAAGATCCATCTGTAGACTTTACAACGTTCGACGGTGCTGGACTATACAAAGAAAGCACACAAACTACCACTTCAAACATAGTGATAGGTGATCACATATTTCCAAATGTGACAACAACGCATTTATTAATCAGAGCAAGTAGGGACCAATACCAAGGAACTAAGATTGGTGATAGATTAATCATGCAATACTTAGGTTTTAGCAGTGATTATCCATTAGATAGAAGCAATTTAACTAAAGCAACACAAAAACCTTTTGCAGGAGTTGGTGACCCAACTGTAAAAACTAATCTTTTCAGTGCAACGGAAGTACCAATTGTACAAAAAGTTGATACAATTTTAAAAGTGGACCTAACTTTAGTAGATCCAATAGTGACGGCAGTTGTAAATTCATCTAGTTTCGAAGGAACTGTTGTTTACAAAAGAAAAGAAGGTACAAAAACTTTACTTTATCTAAAAGATGTTGAAGGTGTAGTTACTGCATCAGGCACATTGATGTATGGTACACTTGAAGTAGGAACTTATAATAAAGTACTTTCAGAAGATTATTCATACCTAAGTGGTTTTTGGATGGTTGACATCAATGCAACTGTCTCAACAAGTGCAGGCATTGACACTTCTAATCATTTAGTCATACAAGACATTAAAAGACAAGGTGTTACAAGAAATACAAATAAATTTGTCAATAGTTTAGACGAATCAATCCAAGCGATTACACCACAAACTCCAATGTATCAATCACAATTCGGAGTTTTAACTTATTACGAATCTTACTACATTGATTCAAGCACAAACCAATGGGTATCGCGTGGTTCACCTACAGGAATATTAAGCAATAATTGGTATGTGCGTACTACACCAACATTCACAAAAAGTCAAAATGATACAATAAATGTTTGGGTCAATACTGTAGGCACAAACAAGTTTGATTTTGCAGGTATTAATATTACAAGCACAGACACAAATGGACTTAAAACTATTGCTGACGTGATGGACGGTTACATAGATGTTGATTCGCAGAGTGATTCCAATAATAATTTTTATTTCCCTGGTGTAGGAGACACAGTAAGAGATGACGTGACTTCAAACACAGCAACAGTTGTGTTGACACAATTTACAGCACTAAACAAATTAAGAGTTTGGATCAAAAATTCAACGGGAACATTCACATTAGGATCAAATGCAGGTGTAAATGGAACAATTACAAGAGTAGGAACACCTAACAGAACACTTGGTAACATTGAACAAACAAACATGGCAGGACTTAACGGTGCAGGTAAATTATTAGTGTTCACAAACACATCTGCGATTACTATTTCAGGAAATGCTACAGAGTATTTTGCTAATGACAAAGAATATTGGCTATGGGACGAACAAACATTAGATGGAATATCCGCAAGTGCGAATACTCCAAGTTCTACGAATTATGACTGGAATAAAGTTTTCAACATACCAATAGGAGAAGGTACTGCAAGTGGTCTTACCAACGAAGGTGCGTTCTTAATTTATAAAAAAGATGGCGTAGGCAAGTATTCATACAATAGTGCGTACACAGTTCCAGATACAAAAACAAATTTAAAATTAGGTTCTAGAATTAAAGTTAGAACAGTAGGTGATAAAACAGTTGCATTCATTGGAGCAAGTGGAAATTTAGAAACAAACAATCCTGGTAAAATATATTTTGTTGAATACAATGCAAACAAAAATTGGACATTGGGCACTGATCCATTGTACACTGGTACGTATGATGCCACAGCAAGTTATGTCACTGGCGAATTGGTTGTTTATGCTAATCAACTTTACAAAGCAAATACAAACCTAACTCCTGGTGCATGGAACCCAGTATATTGGACTTTACAAAGCACAAGAACAGATATGTTAGGATATATTCCAAACGATTCAGGCATAGAACTTGAACAGGACAGCACTTTAGCACAAAACGGATTGGTGCGATTTGCAGATAGATTTGATGTTGATGATAATGGAGTAAACATTATCGCAAACATACTTTATAACAACGACAATCAAAAAGTTGTTGTGTATAGGTTGGACAACGGACATTACACTTATAAACAAACCATTGTACCGCCTAACGATTCAGCGGCAATGATAAACTTTGGTTCTGATTTAAGCATCAGCGGAGATGGAACATTAATTGCTGTTGGTAGTCCGTTGAAAGATTTAACGAATATAGACATGGGTGCTGTTTATGTTTACAAAAAAGCAACTGACGATACAGGAGTTTACAGTTACAATCAAACATTGACAAGTCCAGATAGAGAAGTTTCAGAAAACTTTGGTCACACACTTGCATTTAGTGGTACAGTGTTAGCAGTAACAAGTCTAAAAGGCGATATGCAGGTGCCGACGACATTAGACAATGCAACTACCTCATTCGATGATCAAATGACTACATTTACAAAAACATTTACAGATAGTGGTGCTGTTCATATCTATCAGAAGTTCGAAAATACAATGTTGTATGGTGAAAAATTTAATTATGCAAATGACAGTCTACAACAATTTGGTTCTAATTTAACAATTAATAGTAATCACGTGTACATAGGATTGCCAACATTACAATTAACGAATCAGCAAAAAGGAACAGTAATAAATTTTAGAAAATCTCCAACAGAAAATAATTGGACTAGTATTCATGAAATGACTACGGGCATTGATCAAGTAGATCTAACAAAAATTAAAAGTATCTTCTTGTATGATAAAGTATCTAATAAAAAATTAGCAGACTTAGACTACATAGATCCTCTATATGGTAAAATACCTGGACCAGCAGAAGCAGAACTATTCTATAAAACACTTTACGATCCCGCTGTATACAATAACACAGGAGCATCTGGCACAGTCGACGTCACAAACAGTTGGACTGATACGCAAATTGGCAGACTTTGGTGGGATCTAAGAACAGCAGTGTACTATTATCCTTATCAAAGCAATGTAATTTTCAATAACGCATATTGGAATAAACTATTTCCTGGTGCAACAATAGATGTGCATGAATGGACAGAGTCTACTAGGACGCCTACAGAATGGAATACACTATCAGCGACCACACAAGGCGCAGGATTAGGTGTTACTGGCACAGTTGCCGACACAACAAATTATGTAACACGTAAAAAATATGATTCCGTTGCAGGCACAATGAAAAATATCTATTACTATTGGGTAAAAGGTAAAAAAACTGTTCCTGAATTAGAAGGCAGAAGCATGACTGCCGAAGCAGTACAAAATTTAATCAAAGATCCAAGAGCACAAGGATACAAATACGTAACAATATTTGGTCCAAATAGATTTGCTCTTGTTAACTGTGACACATTTATAAATGGCACCGACACAATTTTAAACTTTAGATTGTTTAACACAGAATCAACAGGAAACGTACACAATGAATATGCACTTGTATCTGAAAACTTAGGTACAAGCACATTACCAAAAGATATTGAAAATGTGTGGTTTAACAGTTTAATTGGATACGATGAACAGATGAATCAGGTACCAGATCCTGAATTAAGTGATAAAGTAAAATATGGAACATTAACGACTCCAAGACAAAGTTGGTTTAAAAACAATGCAGAAGCGACAAAACAATTAATTACTAGAGCCAACGATGTTCTAATTAAAAATTTAATTGTTGACGAGGTTGATTTATCAACTTTGACTTCAAGCGAACCTATTCCAGTTGCACAGTCAGGATTATATGATACAACTGTAGACACAGAAGCAGATTTACAATTCTTAGGCACAGGACCTTTGATTACTACTACTCTTGTGCCAACAGTAGTAAATGGAAAAATTACTAGTGTTGCAATTACAAATTCGGGTGCAGGTTATAAAGTTGCACCTACATACAAAATAAAGTCCACTAATGGATCGGATGCTGTATTAAAATTTACTATAAATGCAAAAGGACAAGTTACCGCTGTAAAAGTTGAGCGCCAAGGTAAAAATTATGATTCTAAAACAACAATTGAAGTAAGAAACTTCAGTGCAATAGTAAGAGCAGATAGCCAAGTAGATGGCAAGTGGGCAATATACAACTGGGATCCTACTGACAAATGGACTAGATCACGAATACAAAGTTACAATGCTTCTTTATATTGGAGTTATGCAGATTGGTATGCTACAGGTTATACACAATTTACGGCAATAGATCAAAAAGTAGATTACAGTTATCAACTAGATGCTCTACAAAATAGTGTAGGTGATATCGTAAAAATTAGTACAATTGGTACGGGTGGTTGGTTATTGTTAGAAAAAATAGATAGCCAAGTAGGAGTAGACTATACTGTAAATTACAAAACTGTGGGTAGACAAAATGGAACGATACAATTTAATACTAGATTGTATGATTATAAAAATACAAATATAGGTTATGACAGTAATAGTTTTGATGTTCAATTATATGACAGACAGCCAATTGAAGAAACAAGATTAATTCTACAAACATTAAGAGATAAAATTTTTGTTGAGGAATTAGATATTGAATATAATAAATTATTCTTCGCAAGTATTAGATATGCTTTAAGTGAGGAAAAATTAAATGATTGGATATTTAAAACAAGTTTCATAAAAGCAAAACACAATGTTGGCGAATTACAACAAAAACGTTCTTTTAGAAATGATAATCTTGCAAACTTCGAAGATTATATTGCTGAAGTAAAACCATACAAATCTAAAATAAGAGAGTACGTAAGTGCTTATCAAAAAACTGAACCTACAAATACGAGTGTTGCGGATTTCGATTATCCACCAAAATATTTAGATGGTTACATTCAGGCAAGTAACATAAGGGTAAGTGGAACATCATTAACAACAAACTCTATCACAACTTACCCAGATAAGCATTGGTTAGACAATGTTGGTTATTCAATCACAGAAATAAATGTGGCAACAGCCGGAACAAATTATATCAACGCTCCAAAAATTACAATTACCGGTGGAGGAGGCTCAGGAGCAACAGCAACAGCATTTATAAAGAATGGTAAAGTCACAAGAATTAGGGTTGATACAGAAGGCAGTGGTTACATATCTACTCCAACCGTTACCTTGTCTGGAAACACGACAGGTACATATGCAACTGCAAGTGCAGTCTTAGGAAAAGGAGTTACAAGATCAACGCATCTAGGAGTTAAGTTTGATAGAACAACAGGAACATTGTTGTTAGCAAATCTATCAAGAACAGAAACTTTTACCGGAAATGCTTCGCAACTTAAATTTAAATTGAAATGGCCAATGGATTTAAGGTCAAATTCGATCACAATATCAGTGGCAGGTGTTGGACAATTAAGAAGTGCATTTACATTTAATAATGAAAGTGACACAACAAAAAGTTATGCAAGAAAAACTGGCTATGTACAGTTCACAACACCACCTGCAAATTTATCTACAATATCAATAACATATTTGATTGATCAAGATGTTTTACATACTCAAGACAGAGTAAATTTATATTATGTGCCGACTGATGGTCAGCCAGGCAAAGAACTTGCACAAGTAATAGATGGAATAGATTATGGTGGAGTTGAAGTAAGAAGTATAACGTTCGAAGATGTATCAGGTTGGGACAATGCAGGTTATGGTTCAGGCGAATGGGATACTTATGATACAACTTACGAAGATGAAATATTTTATCTAGATGGTAGTACACAATCCATAAACTTATCTAAAGCACTAGAATCTGGTGTACAATATCATGTGTACAGAAGATTTAGAGCCTTAACAAATAATAAATGGGATTGGAAATTAGTTAGAATGGATGATCCAAACTTTGGAACAGGAAATCCAGTTTCCAATACAAATGCTGTAATGAAATCACTAGAAGGTGACGGTAGCACAAAAACTGTAGATGTTAGTGCGATTGAGACAGGAAGCGATGACATTATCATTGTAAGAAAATCTACAAGCGATGGTAGTTTCTTACCTGATCCAGATGCAGTAGATTCATTAGTAAAAGGTGGAGACCTTGCTTACACAACTGCCACTGGACTAAATGCAGAAGATATAAACATGGATGGCGATGGTTTTGTAACTCCAACATCAAGTCATGGACCAGAAGAATTTGTGCCAGGACAAGTGTTAGACACCTTAGATATACAAGTATATGACAGAGGAGCATTCACAGGAAGTAAAATTAATAGTTACAATTACATAGGCGATGGTAATACAACTACATATGCTTTTGTAGACTTCCCACAAAGTAACAATGCTGTATTTGTTTCAGTAGATAATATTTTGTTTAATAGTAACTTGTATTCAATTGACTATCAAAATAAAAATTTAGTATTCAACAGTGCACCAACAAGTGGTGCTAAAATTAATTTTATCACAATGGGCAATAGTGGTGAATCAATTTTAGATGTAGATTTTTTCACAGGTGATGGAAGCACAACAGAATTTGTAACAAGAGGTAAATTTAAAGCAAATACTATCAGTACTTTAGTAAAAGTGAATGGCGTAGATCAAACACATACGGTATTCGAAACTGATAGCACATATTCAAGACCAGGAAAAGTAGCAATTAGGTTTACAACTGCACCGGCTCAAGATGCTGTAATTAATATTTGCGTGTATGAAAGTGCAAGTCAATCGTTCAGTGAAGTTACACAAAATACTTTTACTGCTGATGGTAGCACAACAGCATTTACATTATCTCCTACTCCATTCACACAACAACCATTTACAAATAATGTAATTGTAAAAGTTGATAACGATGTTTTAAGAAGTGGATTTACTAAACAACACACTCTATCTGCAACAGGTGGAAACCTAATTAGAGAATATCAATTTAAAACTTGGCAGGTTTTACCAGGAACTATATTAGCGACAAATGTAAGAGCATTCTTAAACAAAACAGAATTAACTGCGGCGCAATACAGATGGAATCCAGGCAACAGTAGTGTAACATTAGAATCAGGTGTTGGTGCTATCGGCGATATTTTAGAAGTTTATATAGAAAACGGAGAGTATTCAGTAAGTAATAATGGAGTGCTAACAATATCTCCTGCAATAGCAAATGGAAAAACTATCACTGCATATCAATTCAGCAAACATGATATACAAGATATAGAACGCGAACAGTTTGATGTGATAGCAAAACAAAGTATTACCGTTAATACCGATGATTATTTTACCTACAATCAATTGACTAACGGAGTGATTCAATTAAGAAGACCGGCTACTGATGCTCAATATGTTTGGGTATGCGTAAACGGAGAATGGTTGGCTCCAAGTGTTGACTACACAGTGTCAAATGATCAGAACAGATTATTAATTAATAGAAACTTATCGCAGAATGATGAGATAGATGTTATACACTTCTCTGCTCCTAGTTTTATAGGTAAATTTGCCTACAGACAATTTAAAGATATGCTAAACAGGTCTCACTTCAAACGTGTAGGTGATGACAAACAATACTACCTAGCACAAACTTTAAATTGGAATGACAGAGAAATTGTACTTACAGACGGAACAGGTTTAACAGATCCTAGCATCGGCGCAAGATTGCCGGGTATATTGTTTATTGATGGTGAAAGAATAGAATACTATCAGAAACAAGGAAATACTATTAAGCAACTCAGAAGAGGAACATTTGGTACAGGTATACCTAGTACACATTCGGCATCAACACAGGTGTTTGATCAAAGTAGACATCAGAACGTTCCATACAAAGATGAGTTCCTAACTGAAAATTACACAGGAGCAAATGTTTCCAATAACCAACTAAACATATCGTTTACACCTAAATCTGTAAATGAATTTGAGATATTTGTTGGTGGTAAGAGATTACGTAAGAACAGTATCAGTGTGTATGACCCAGCAAATGGACAGGATAGTCCAGAAGCAGATACCACTGTTCAAGCAGAATTCACAGTAGATGGTGTTAATCCTGTGATCACATTTACAACTACACCATCCGCAACTGCCAAAATTGCGGTGATAAGAAAACAAGGGAAAATTTGGCATGATACGGCAAAACCACTGAGTCAGACGGATAATGACATCGCAAGATTCATACGTCAAAAAGAAGTGGCATTGCCGCAATAAATACAGTAAGAAATTGGAGCACAAATGAGTAAAATAAAAGAAAACAGCGGAGTATTAGTTCAAGGACATATCAAGATACATGACCCTGAATCCGGTGCTGTATTCGTTAATAAACGTAACGCAATCCATTATGAAAATATGAGTATTGCTTTGGCTGAAAGTGTTGCTAACGCAGGGCAAGGCTTCATCAGTTCAATGGCGTTTGGTAACGGTGGAACATCAGTTGATCCAACTGGTATTATCACATATCTAACTCCAAACAGTACTGGAACAAATGCAAGTTTGTACAACCAAACATTTACGAAAATTGTTGATGATAGATCAGTATCTAACTTAGATCCACAAAGAAATAAGATAGAAACAAGACACGTGAATGGAACAAACTATACAGATGTTGTTGTTACCTGTTTATTAGATTATGGTGAACCAAATGGACAAGATGCAACTGACACAGCATCCGCATCAGACAGTTTATATGTGTTTGATGAACTAGGACTTACAAGTTACGCATCATCAGGAACAGGCAAATTGCTAACACACGTAATTTTCCATCCTGTACAAAAAAGTTTAAACAGATTGATACAAATAGATTACACTGTTAGAGTACAAAGTTTAACAGGTTTTAACGAGGGGTAATAAATGGCATATACCATTAATTTTTCCGACGCAGTAAACAAGGGTACTATCACTATTAATGATAACACTATTAATAATGAAACTACTTTAAGACTGCCAGGAAAAAATACAACATCATATGGTACAATAATTGCAGAAAATTTTCTACATCTTTTAGAAAATTTTGCAAATAGCACTGCCCCATCGAGACCTATTGAAGGACAACTTTGGTTCGATACGACAGCAGGAACAGATCAATTGAAAGTGTATGATGGTACCAATTGGGTAGCGTCAGGTGGACTTAAAAAAGCAATCAATCAACCTAGTGCTTCAGAAAGCGTCACAGGTGACCTTTGGGTTGATACAAATGCACAACAACTTTACTTGTTCACAGGAACAGGTTGGGTACTCATAGGTCCACAATATAGTTCAGGACTGACAACAGGTGCAACTCCTGTTGTGGTTACTGGCACAGACGATTTAAATTACAGCATTGTAAAACTAGAAGTTTCAGCGAAGACAGTGGCAATTATTGCTTCTGATCAATTTACGCCTAAAAGCAACATCGCAGGATTTTCAACTTTATATCCAGGATTAAATTTAAGTGTTGCTAATATTACAGGCGACGGTGTAGGTAAATTTTATGGTACGGCACAGAAAGCAGAGAATCTTGTTGTCGGTACTTCGACTATTGCGGCAGGAAATTTTCTAAGATCGGATACAACAAGTTTAACAAATTTTCCAATTAAAATTAAAACAGATGACGGTGTTGAAGTTGGAGCGGCAGGTTCCTTCAAAATGTTCGTTGAGAATCAAGCAGGTGTATTCCAATTAAGTACATTGGATGAAGAGATAGATTTTAGATTAAACAATCAAGGTCAAACAACAACAGTATTAAGAGTAAGTTCGCAAGGACAAGTTGGTGTAAACAAAACCAATCCAACCCAAGCATTAGACGTAGCAGGTAATATTTTATCAAGTGGCTCAATACAATCCGATAGCACAACTGACGCAACAAATGTAAGTTCAGGTTCAATAATTGCAAAAGGTGGAGTAGGCATAGCCAAAAAACTTTATGTTGGTGACGCTACAAATATTGTTGGAGATGTAACAGCAAATAATATTTTGCCACAGGCTAATAACACATACAGCATTGGTGCAACAAACAATCAATACAATAATGTATATGCAAATAATTTTGTAGGAAATGTTACTGGAAATGTAAGTGGAACAGTATCTGGCACAGCCGGTCAGGCAAACAAATTAACAACTGCCACAACATTTAATATGACAGGAGATGTTACAGCAACATCATTCAGTTTTGATGGACAAACAGGTGGAACGTCAAAAACTTTTGCTACATCCATAAGTAATTCTTTTATAGGAAATCAAACTTTAACAACAACAAGTTCTGTATCAGACGAATTAATAATTAACAGAACATCAGGAACAACTGGTATATTCAAAACTACTGTTGGTTCTATAGTAAACACAATACCTACACCACCAATAGGATCAATAATGATTTATGCAGGTGCAACGGCTCCTACAAATTGGTTAATGTGTGATGGTGCAGAAATAAGCAGAGCCACATACAACAAATTATTTGGAGTAATAGGTACCCAGTTTGGTACACCAAGCACATCGGCAGTATTTAAAACTCCAGACTTGCGTGGAAGATTCCCATTAGGTAAAGACAACATGGGACAAGGATCTGCAGATAGAACAACGGCAGTATTTGCTGATAACCTAGGACAAGGTGCTGGTGCAGAAAAGAAAACAATTACAAAAGAAAATTTACCACAACACGAA